GCCCTTCTGAGGTCCCCGATGATTAGCCCGACGCAGGCTCAGGCCATCCTGCAGGCCCACGACACCTATTGGGAAGCGCGGCGCGAGCGGCTGCGCGACTGCAAGAAGCTCTACATGACCGACTTCTGGCGGCACGAGGCGGTCTACGACGCCATCCTGCGCACCGAGGTGCCGAAGGCCTACCAGGTGGTGGAGTCGTACCTGGGCTCGCTCTACGCCAAGAACCCCGCCGTGGTGGTCGAGCCAGACCTGCGACGGCGGGGCAATCCAGAGGTCGCAGAGGCCACGGCGAACCAGTACCTGCTCACGGTGCGGCAGCAGCTCGAAGACGCGACGCGCATGGCGCTCATCTACCCGTGCAGCTTCATCAAGCTGGCGCCCGTCATCTCGACGGACCCGCTGAAGCGGGTGGCGGCGTCGGCGCTCCCTCCCTGGGAGGTGGTGGTCGACGACACCGCCACGAGCTGGGAGCAGCAGCGATGGGTCGGGCACGTCTACCTGATGCCCATCCCAGAGGCGGCGCAGCAGTACGGCAAGGGGCCGGAGGAGTTCCGTGCGCGCAGCTACACGCGCTGGCTGGAGCAGGACCGGGCCGGGCTGCCCGTGGAGCGCCAGGTCGACCTGCGCGTCGACGAGGGCTGGGTGCGCGTGCTCGAGCTCTACGACCTGGAGGCCGACAAGCTGTTGGTCTGGTCGCCAGACTACCAGGGTGGGCGGGGCTTCCTGTTTGAGGGCATCAAGGTCCAGGTGGGCGCCCTCGACCCTGACGCTGGCGCAGACGTGAGCGAGGCTGAGCTGCAGGCCGAGGAGCAGCACGAGACCACCGGCATCCCCTTCAAGACCACCAGCGGCAGACCGGTGGTCCCCATCCTGCCGCTGTACTTCTCGCGCGACCCGGACGTGCCGCTGCGGGGCTACGCGCTCGTCGACCGCTCCTTTGACCAGTTCCGCGAGCTCAACCTCATGCGCACCTACCAGGCGCAGGGGGTGCGGCGGATGGCTCGCCAGTGGCTGGTGCGCCAGGGCTTCCTCAGCGACGACGCGGCGGCGAAGGTCAGCGCCGGCCTGGATGGTGAGTTCATCGAGGTGGACCTGGCGCCCGGCAGCCCCCTCGAGGGGAACATGATGCCGGTTCCGCAGGCGCCCATCCCGGGCGACATCCAGCTCTACGCGCAGACGGTGCAGCAGGACATCAGCGACGCGGGGCTCTTGGCACCCTTCACGCGCGGCGAGGTCACCAAGAGCACCGCCACCGAGCAGAACCTGCTCGCGGCGTACACGTCCAGCGAGGTCGGGCGCATGGCCCGCACCCGTGATGCGCTCATCACCGACCTGGCGAAGACCTACAACATCATGCTCAGCGTCGTGCTCGGCGACGAGGCCGAGCCCCTTGCGCTGCCCAACCCGGTCGGCCCCACGATGCTGAGCGCCGAGGACCTCACTGGCGACTTTAGCTACTGGGCGGTCGATGCTGGCACGACGCCGATGGGCGACCTGCAGAAGCAGCAGAACTTGCAAGCCCTGGCCCCGTTGCTTGTGCAGCTCGGCGCAGACCCGGCCAGCGTGCGCGAAGAGCTCGTGCGCAGCTACCAGCTCCCCGAGCGCCTGGCGCAACCACCAGAGGCGCCAGCCGAGCCCGCAGCGGCTGCCCCTTCCCCCATGGGCGAGATGCCCCCAGGAGTCATGTGATGCCCATGATCGCCCCCGAGGTTGCCCGGCCCATGCCGGCCGAGGCCTCTGCCATGATGGACGCAGCCGCGGCGCAAGACGCCATCGTCGGCGATGAGCTCAGCGCCCTCGTCCCGCCGCCCGACAAGCCCTACAGCGGCAAGGTGGTCACGTCGCTCGCGAAGGCGCTGAGCGCTGCGGCGCAACTGATGGGCATCGAGGTGGAAGCGGCAACGTATGCTGGCGCGGTCGATGCCCTCGACGGGGACCTGCTGCGCTTCCTGGCGATGTTTGAGGCTGCGGCGAAGGACTACGGCCAGCCCTACCCGGTGCCCCTGTCCGGCATCAAGGGCGACAGCGAGCTCACGGCCATCACCGCCCATCTCATGCGCCTGGCCAAAGACACGGCCTTCAAGGACTTCCTCGAGGCGCCGGCTGAGGAGCTGCCGCCGGAGGGCGAGGCCATGGAGGTCATGGAGGTGGAGGAGCCCATGAGCGAGCCGCCCGGCACCAAGGCGCCCGCCTTCGACTTCAAGTCCCGCATGCGGCGGTCCTGATGCCGTTCGGCTCCATCGCTCGCGCGCTCAAGGCGGCCTTCGGCTTCGGCGGCGGTGGGCCGACCACCATCATCCCCCGCAGCCGCGGGGCGCAGTACCGGTCGCAGTGGGGCGTCTCGAACCAGCAGCAGCTCATCGAGGCCATTCAGCGCCGGCAGCCGGTGCAGTTCTTCTACGAGGACAAGTGGCAGCCGCCCGGCACGCCGGGGGCGCTGGGGCCTCGTATCGGCAACCCCCACGCCATCTGGGTCGGCACCAACGGGCGAACCTACCTGCACCTCTACGTCGACCCGCAGTCGGCCACCGCGACCGGCGACCTGCCGGGCTGGCGGACCTTCCTGATGGACCGGATTCAGAATGTGGCGACGCTGGAGCTGGGCAGCAGCTTCTTCGGGCGCCCCATCCAGTTCGTCATCGCGCCCGGGTGGAACCCGTCCTACTACTCTTCAGTCGGCCGGCCCATCCAACTTCTGCAGCTCTGACGCTGCACCACCACCCACCGGGAGACTGAATGTCCACCCCGAGTTCGTTGGCTGAGACCGTGTTGGCTCAAGCCCAAGCCGCCCACGCGGCACCCGCCACCACTGACAGCGCGGCGGCAACTGACAGCGGAACCGACAGCGGAACCGCAAGCGACAGCGGAACCGACAGCGGAACCGACAGCAGCGACGAGGCGGCGCCTGCTGGCCTGAGCTGGGAAGCGGCGCTCAAGCGCGTGCCGCCCGACGTGGCCAAGCTGATGAAGTCCATGCAGGCGGACTACACGCGCAAGACGCAGGAGGTCGCCAGCCAGCGCAAGGAGCTCCTGCGCGAGCGCGAAGCGCTCAGCAAGGGCCTTGCTCAGGTCAAGGCGCCCGCAGAGCTGCCAGCCTACGACCCCTTCGATGAGCAGACCATCAAGGCCCGCATCGAGGCCGAGGTTGTGCGGCGATTGCAGGAGTCGATGGCCCCGCTCATGGCCGAGCACGAGATGCTGCAGGCAGAGGAGGAGTACCAGACCTTCCTGCGCACGGCGCCCGACTTCGAGAGCGACGAGGTGTTGCGGGGTGAGGTCCAGCGCGCCCTCGAGGCCAACCCGTCGCTGGACCTTGAGACCGCCTACTGGGCGGCCAAGGGGCGCCGCTCGCAGCAGCAGCGCGCCGATGAGGCCAAGGCGGCCAAGGCCCGCCGCGACGCTGAGCGAGAGGCTGCCCAGCGCGGCACGGCGCTCCCTCGCCGCGGCGCCACCCCCGCGCGCCCGGTGGCCTCTGAGGTCAAGCGCATGAGCACCGAGGACATCTTGCGCCTCGCTCAGCGGCTGAACGGCTTGTAGCCGTTGCATCCTGCAGCGTTGGGGGCTATCCTCTGCGCTGCAGGCCCACCCTCGTCGAGGAGGCTGGCGCGGCACTCCCGACCGGGCAGGACGCCGACAACAACCCACGTCCATCCCATAGGGAGGCCTCATCATGGCTCCTCAGTCGGTCATCTCGACCACCCTGCAGCTGCTGCGCGACAAGCTGGTCGACAACAGCTACCTCTCCCATCCTCTGTTCCGCGCCGTGGAGCAGGCTGGCAACCTCGTCAAGGTCTCCGGCGGTCTGCGCGTCGAGCAGCCGGTGATTTTCGGCGACCACAGCCAGATCAGCGAGCTCAGCAACGGCTTTGAGCCGGTCAACATGGCGGTCACTGACCCCTTCCAAACCGCCAAGTTCGAGTTCGCGAACTTCACCCAGCCCATCATCCTCTCCGAGGTGGAGCGCGTGGCCAACAAGGGCGACCTGGCCGTCGTGAACATCCTCGAGAGCAAGATGAAGAACGTCATGCTCGGCCTCAAGAAAGAGGTCAACAAGCAGATCATCGTCGGCGACAGCACCAAGATCACCCAGCTGCAGACCCTCAACGGCAACGGCACCGCCACGAAGGCGGCGCTGAGCACCGGGTGGTTCGAGGGCGTTGCGCAGGCCTCGCAGGCCAACACCGTCGGCGGCCTGGCCAAGACGACCTACAAGGCTCAGAACTGGTACAACCAGTTCTACGACTCCGGCGGCACCTTCGACCTGTCGCACCTTGACCAGCTGATGATCAACGCCCAGCTCTACAACCCGAGCGGGCAGTTCCCCGACATCATCATGATGAGCCCCAAGTGCTACGCGGCCTTCCAGGCCCTGCAGCAGTCGCAGGTGCAGTACATCAGCGCCAGCGACCGGGACGGCCTCGACAAGGACATGGTGGCCATGTGGCGGTCGGCCAAGATCTACGTCGATCCCAACCTCGGGTTCATCGCCAACGCTGGCTCCGGCATGGGCTCCAAGGCGGTCTCCGCCTACGTGCTCAGCAGCGAGAACTTCCAGCTCTACGTCGACACTGACGGCTTCTTCAACGTCTCCGAGATGCTCCCCGTCCCGGGTACCGCGACGCAGGCCGCCATGGTCTTCAACCGCATGCAGCTCGTGACCGGTCACCTGGCCAGCCACGGCATCCTCATCGACGCGGAGGCCTGATCACCATGGCAACCTCTACCCTCGTGCAGTTCCTCGCCGCTGGCGAGGCCTCCAGCACCAGCGACCGGCGCCAGGTCGAGACCTTCCTGGCCGGTGGCGCCATCACCGCGGGTCACCTCGTGGGCATGGACCTCACCAAGACCGACGCCGACAAGGCCCTCTACGTCACGCAGGCGGCCGGCGTCGCCACCGTCGGCAGCAAGAACGTCGTGGGCGTCGCCCTCGCCAGCGCTGCCGCTGGTGAGCGCGTTGATGTGGTGGTCGCGGGCTACGTCGACAGCGCCTACGTCGACGGCGCCACGGCGGCGGGCTCGGCCCTCATCGGCCCCATCGGCACCGCTGGCCAGGCCGCCATCGAGGTGCCCGGCACCACGACGGGCGCTGTGCTCGGGGTGGCTCTGGCCGCTGACACCGCGAACTTCGCGCCGATCTTCCTGTTCAAGCGCTTCTGAGCGCGCGACGGGCTACAATGGCCCCGCCCCGGTGACCCCGGCGGCGGGGCCTTTCGTCTGGAGCAACCGTGAACCTGCTGGACCTCAGAGAGTTCGTCGGCAACCTGCTCGACTACGACCCGACCAACGATACCTATCGCGAGCAGCTGACCCGCATCCTCAACGACGCCCAGCGGCGCCTCCTGACCGACCGCCCCTGGGACTTCCTGACGGTGCAGGATGACCTCGGCGTGCTGACGGACATCACGGGCTCGTTCAGCGTGGTCAACGGCTCGGCGACGGTCGCTGGCTCGAGCTTCCCGGTGTCGGTCTCCACGGTGCTCCCTGGCTCCCCGTGGGAGCTTGCCGAGGCCATCATCGACGACGGCAAAGGACCCGTGTCCTACGAGGTGCGCTACGTCCCGAGCTCGAACCAGCTGTTCCTCGACCGCGACTACAGCGGCACGACCGGCACGTACCAGGTCACGCTGCGGTGGCGTCGCATCCTGCTCCCGGCTGATACGAGCTCGCTGACGGGGCTGCTGGACCTGGCGGTGGGCATCCCAGACGCGGCCATCTTCCTGTCGCAGTGCGACCGAGACGCGGCACGGCTTGACCCTGAGCTGCTGGGCCGCATCGAAGGCTACCTGCCGACCGACGGCCTGCAGGTGCCATCTCCGCGCGATGCGTTGGGCGTCGCGAAGGTGGCGGCGACGGGCCAGGGCACGCGCACGATCCACGTCTGGCAGGTCAACGTATGGGCGCCCCGCACCGCGGTCTTCGACAGCTACGGGCCAGGCATCAGCGGCGGCTTTGAGTCTGGCCTCAGCCGCAAGGCATCCTACGACCTGGCCGACAACGAGACCCTTGAGTTCACCCCGGAGACCATCCCGCGCTCGAGCGGGTTGTGGCGGCGGTACTACATTACGTGTCCCGAGCTGGGCATCGAAGCCCCTGTGCGCGTGCGGCACGCGGGCCAAGAGGGCGGCATCAGCATCGACACAGACACCGTGTCCCCGGCTGGTGGCGTGACGCTGCAGCCCGACCTGAGC